ACGAAGGATCAAGAGATTGTCCCCCTCGTCCTGAACCCAGTGCAGAAGCGCTTTGCCCAAGACATCATCCGCATGGAAGAGGTCGTTGGGTATGTGCGCTTTGTCGTGCTCAAGGCGCGGCAGCAAGGCCTCTCAACGGTCATCTCCGCTTGGCAATACTTCCGACTATCGCAGCGCAAGGCCTCCAAGGGCCTCGTGATGGCCCACGAGGGCCTGAGCACGCAGACGCTGTTCGACATGTACAGCCGGATCCACGAGAACGTCCCTGAGATCGTCAAGCCGCACACCAAGTACAGCTCGCGTACTGAGTTGGTGTTCGACAAGATCGATAGCGCGCTTCGTGTGGCTACCGCAGGCGGTCGCGGCGTTGCCCGTGGTGAGACCCTCACCGTGGCGCATCTCTCCGAGGTCGCGTTCTGGCCCACCGCATTCGCTAACGCCAACTTCAACGGTCTCGTGAAGGCCGTGCCTAAGTCCAAGGGCACCGCAGTGTTCCTAGAGAGCACCGCGAATGGCATGACCGGCATCTTTCACGAGATGTGGGTCGCTGCCGAAGACGGATCAAGCGGCTATTGGCCGTTTTTCTCCGCGTGGTTTGAGAGCCAAGAGTATCGCACTCCCGCTCCAGCTGATTTCCAGCGAACCCCCGAGGAAGAGGAGCTGATCAAGCTCTACTTCGACAAGGGCCTCGTCGACAACGACCAGCTCTTCTGGCGCCGCCAGGAGATCGCGACCAACGGACTGGACCTGTTCAAGCAGGAATACCCGTCGTGTCCCGAGGAGGCCTTCCTCAGCACTGGCCGGCCCGTGTTCAACCTCGACTACATCCACGAGCGCCTCCGCGATCCCGAGCGCAAGAAGCCTGTCAGCTTGATGGCTGTCGAGCCCGTATATGACGAGAAGTCCGGTAGAGAACTCCCGCTGCGCATCCTCAGAGAAGACCCGAGGGGCGAGCTGAAAGTGTTCTATCCGGTCGATCCCGCGCAGACATACGTGATCGGCGCCGACGTAGGCATGGGTATCAAAGGGCAGCAGAAGGGCGGCGGACGCAAAGACGGTGACCCATCGGTCGCGCAAGTCCTCGACAGCCAGAAACGGCAGGTCGCAGTGTGGCGAGGCATCGCTCACCCCGACGTGTTCGCCAAGATCCTCATCGCGCTCGGCTACCACTACAACAGCGCGCTGATCGCGCCTGAACGCAACAACCACGGCCTCGTGACGTGCGTCGCTATCCGCGATGCTGACTATCCGTATCTCTACACGGACGTCGCTGAAGGCACGGTTGAGGCCGGCAAGGACACGATAAAACTCGGGTTCTTCACGAGCGAAGCCACCAAGCCCCTCATCATCGACGGTCTCCGCGCCTCGGATCGCACACGCGAAATCGAGATCAACGACGAGACCACGTTGAAGGAAATGATGACCTTCGTCGTGACCGAGGCCGGCAAGATGGAAGCCGATGGCAACATGCACGACGACTGCGTGATGTCCCTGGCCATTGCGAACTACGCCCATGAAGGCGTGTGGACGCCTGTCTCCGTCACCGACGAATTTTACTCAGAAGCAATTTAAGGACCAATGGCGAAGAAGCCAGCTATTCTAACGGACGAAGAGATCATCGCCAGGGTCTCTGCCAAATCGACCAACAGCGTTAGCTGGTTCGACAGCCGCCTCGCACGAGAGCGCGAGCGAGTGACCCGCTACATCAACGGCGACCTACCCAAGCGCTCCTCAGAGGGCTCCAGCTCCTATGTGAGCAGCGACGTCTACGACAGTGTCGAGATGCAGCGAGCCCAGCTGCTGGAGGTGTTCGCTGGCGGCGACCACATCGCACAATTCGACCCCGACCAAGACATGTCGGCCGAGATGTGCCGCGTTGCTACCGATTACGCGTCCTACATCATCTTCCGAGCCAACGAAGGCTACAACATCTTCAGCAGTGTCATGTACGACGGCCTTACGGCCCGTGCAGGCGTCGCAAAGGTTTATTGGGAACGGAAGCACACATACAGCGAGGAGACCTTCGAAGGCCTCTCGTACGAGCAAGCGCACGCCATCGCGGCCCAAGAGGACGTCGACGAGTTCGACGGAGACCTCGATCCCGCGACCGGCACCTTCAGCGGCACACTGGCCCGCAAGAAGGACGTCAGCAAGACCTGCATCGATCCGATTGCTCCCGAAGAGTTCCTGATCGAGCCCTTGGCCACGTGCATCCTCGACGCCAAGTACACCGGACACCGCACGCCAAAGACACGCGCGGAGTTGATCGAGTTGGGCTACAAGAAGTCCCTCGTGATGTCCCTGCCGGCCGACGACGCCAAGGAGCTGCAGTTCAGCCCCGAGGTCCTCGCGCGCAACGCACCGACCCAGAGCAACGACACGGACAACGATCCGGTAGACGACACGCAGGAATATATCGTCCTGTATGAGAGCTACATCCGCATGCAGATCGACAGCGCTAAGGGCGCCCGTCTGTACAAGATCGTCCACGCTGGCGGCAAGCTTCTCGACAAGCCCGAGGAGGTCGATAAGGCCCCCTTCCTGGCCTACGTCCCCCTTCCGCTGCCTCACGTGTTCTACGGCCACAACTTCGCGGCCCGCGTGATCCACACGCAGAACGCCCGCACGGTTCTCTTCCGCGGCGTGCTCGACCATACGGCCATCACCACCAACCCGCGGTACGCTGTTGTCAATGGTGGCTTGATGAACCCGCGTGAGTTGCTCGATAACCGCCTCGGCGGCATCGTCAACGTGCGCAGACCCGATAGCGTCTCGCCGTTCCAACAGAACCCGCTGAACCCGTACATCTTCCAAGTTCTCAGCACACTCACCGAGAACAACGAGAAATCCACGGGTATCTCTGCGCTCTCGCAGGGCCTCAACAAGGACGCCATCTCGACCCAGAATTCCAAGGGTCTTGTGGACAACATGATGAAGGCCTCGGGTGGCCGCGGGAAGATCATGGCGCGTAACTTCGCGTACAACTTCCTCGTCCCGCTCATGCTTGAGGTGGTCCGTCTCGGCATCATCTACAAAGACAAGCGCGTGATCCAAGTCGCTGGTGCTGACCTTCAGGTCGACGCCGAGGCGTGGACTGAGCGCACGACCTGCACCGTCTCCCAGCACCTGGGCTACGGCGAGAAGGACACTGCCGCCAACGAGCTGGCCATGGGCTACAAAGAGATGGCCGGAGATCCGGGTCTCGGCAACATGTTCGGCAAGAAGCAGCGCTTCGAGATGCTGCACGACATCAGCAAGCTCAAGGGCTTCAACCGGTTCGCCGCGTATCTCGATCCCAACGCTCCTGATCCGCAGCCAGATCCCCTCAAGGTTCGCGAGCTGGACATCAAGGAGAAGACGGCCGACGCCGCAGTCCAGTCTGTTCAGGTCAAGCAGGCCGCAGACAACCGCCTCTACGCTGCCACCCAGTCCAAACTGGAGCAGTCAGGCGCCAAGCTGCACCTCGACGCGCTCAACACCGACCGCACCAACGACCGCCAGGACGCCGATACAACTGCAAGGATCCAACAGGGTCAGGAGCAGATCGACGTCGAGCGGGAGAAGATTGCGGCTCAAGAGCGGACAGCTGAACTCAACGCCGCCGCTAAGGCTGCACAGCCGAAAGCCAAAGCACAGTAATGTACCCACAGCTCTTCTCCGCGGCCTCGCGGCTCGCTCCGTTCCTCTCGCGTCTCGCGGCGCGAGGGGGCTCCTTCGCCTCTCCTCTCTGGAAGGCGTCGCAGATCGATATGCCTGACGTACACGCGTCGGGCGTAGGGCCGGCCGCGGCTCCCACGGGGCCCTCGCCGCCCATCTCGGGCATCAGCCCCGGCTTCCGCGACCAACCCACCCCCGCGGCCCCTGCAGCGCCCTCGGCGCCCCCGCAGATGCCGTGGTGGGCTTCCGGCGACATGACCAAAATGTTCCCCGGCGCTGCTCCTCAGGCGCCCTCGCCTGCTCCAGCACCAGCCCCCGTTTCTGCTCCGCAGACCGCACCGGGGCCAATGCCGCAGGCTAGCCCCGCGGCTGCCCCGCAGGCCTCACCGGACACGAGCTTCTTCATGCGCAACGCGCTGATGCAGCACGATCCGATCACGGGACAAATGCTCGACCCTGGTGCCACTTCAAGCGTCTCAGGGCCCGACCTCATCTCAAAGATGATGACCTACCTACACGGAAAAGCATCAGCTTGAACGACGATACGATCCTCGCTCTCGGCGGCTTCTCAAAGGAGCTGCTGGGGGCCGAGGGCTTCCAGGCTCTTGTGGCCATGTATCGACAGCAGTGCGCTGCCGACATCCTCAAGACGCAACCCCACGAAACCAAGGCGCGCGAGTTCATCTACGCGTCCTGCCAAGGCTTCGAAGAGTTTCTCGGGCTCGCGGCGAAGTTCGCCGACGCCTTCGACAAGCTCCCCCAACACCAAGACAATCAACCCGCTGTCTCCACTCCAGATCCGTTTGATGATCCGAGTGTGCATGACATTTATGACGGACAGAACTGACCATGCCATCCACCCTGACGGGCGATGCTCTACTGAACGAATACCCTGATGCAATCGATGGCGACGACGCCATCATGAGCGCATTTATGACCGACCCTGAAGAGGGTGACGACGCTTCGAAGAAGAAGAAGCCATCGGAAAAGGTCGAAGACGAAGACAAAGAGACCGACCAGCCCGACGCCGACGACGAGGACGCCTCCGAGGAAACTCCAGAGGAAGAGACGGACGAAGACGAAGAGCAGGAAGACACGGACGAAGCTAAAGAGGACGAAGGCGACGAAGACAAGTCGACCATCGAAATCAAGGATGACCACAAGTTCAAGATCACCGTTGATGGTGCCGAACAAGAGTTCACCCTTGGCTCCCTGAAGCGTCTCGCCGGTCAAGAGGCATCTCTTACCCGCAAGTCCCAAGAAGTCGCCGATATCCGCAAGACCGTCGAGGCCGACCAAGCGAAGAACATCGCTGCCTACGACGTCCTGTTGAAGCGGTCGACTGAGCGCG